CCCTACTACCCATCGTTGGATCACCGTATCCATCAAGCGTTGATCCCGCGTTCTGGTTTAACTGCAATCCCGTATAGCCACCCTGATAGTAAGTATTGTCCGGTCTTGGGTTGCGCAACGCTTGCGGGTCTTCCACAGGGTACATACCTAACTGCAACTGTGGTTGATCTGGATCCCAGCACTGCGGACAAACGCGTATCTGATATGGCTTGGTCTTAATAATCTCCGTTTTTAAAACTTTAAGCGGATAGCGGAAATTGCAGCGGTCGCACTGCGAAATCGCATACTTACCCGAGGCAAATCTATTTGGCACACACTATCCCTTACGTAATAAACATTCTTCGTGGCACAAAGCGTACAGCCGCTTTCTCACGATCCTCATCCGCCGCCAACTGCCAAGCCTCGTCGTACTGTGCTTTTAGCATCCCAATACGATCTTGAGCTTCTGGTAGCTTGACTGATAAGTAATACGCTAAACCTGCAATCATGCAGGGCAAAAATCTAAACGGTATGTCCATCGTATTAACGGCATTACCAGCATCATGAATCCTACGCAAACGCCAGTACACAAAGGTGTAATAGGGGTTCTGTTGCGTTCCTTGGTCAGGGGTAGGCCACACCACAATCTTAGGGTAATCAACGCCTGCTGGAGGGGTTGTGGTGGTTGTGCCGTCGTAATCTGCACCAGACTGACGATTTACCCATACCTGAATAGGGCGAGCCTGTTGCAGCTTGTTAGGTATTGTTGCGTAGGTGGAGACTGAGATTCTGGTTATTGTTAAGTCGGCTTGGTTGTTTTGCTGACCCGGAAACGTACGAATCACATGCTCAAGCAAGTCAACGGTGTCGACCGGCAAGTCATACGTATTCTGCCCCTGCACCAACGGAATCTGTCCCTGCTCAACCGTCCACAGATTAATGCCGCGGTTTGCCCAATCAGCAAACAACAGATTCAAACTGCGACGCGCAGTCTTCATGTCGTAGCCAGAGCGTAGCTCTGAGCCGCAACGCTCAAATGCTTCCTCGATTATTTCAGCGAGGTCTAGGTTAAATGTTGCATTTGCGACGACAGTCATTATTTAACCTTTCGGAAGGACTTTACCTTTTGCTTTACCTTTGGAGGCTGTGGCACAAACTGCTTTCCTTGGGCTTTTCCGGCTCGTTTTGCCCGCGTTGTTGCTGCGTACTCGGCTGGACTTAGCGCCTGTATTGCTCTTTTTGGCAGGTACCGCTCTCCGGTTTCGGACGACTTTTTCCCGGACTTCGTTGTCCACTCTTGTTTCGTCCACGCCTTGAGGCTGCGCTGAGGTTTTGCTAGTGCCATTAAAAAGTCTCCAAAGCCACGAAAACATTATTTCTTTAGCTTCGACAGAGTCTGAGCTAACCTCGCACGTTGACCCATTTTGCCGGGCTTCTTAGCCGCAGCAGCCAGTTTCTTGGCAGGAATCTTCTCACCTTTTTTAACACCCATCGACTCACGCAGAGCACCGGGTTTCTTAATAGCGCCTTGAATCCAGTTAGTGCTGCCGCCAGCTTTCATCCCTTTTTCTTTCGGGATCACGCCTTTAGCCATCAGCACATCTTTCTTAGTAACTTTGCCGTCTTTGTCTACATCAGGAAATTTTTTAGCCACGATACCCACCGCCTTTCTCTTTGTATTTCTTCGCTAGAAGCTGCGCTTTTCTTGCCGACCACTGCCCTGCCGCGGTGCCTTGCACAGCCGAGTTCTTAATGCTCTCAAATAAAGCTTTGCGCATACTAGGCTTCGTATAGTTACCAGCTTGGTTAACCTTTGAAACCTTGCCGCCTTCTTTAAACATTTCGACATCTTGCGGTTTATCTTTACGCTTAATAATCTTCTTGCCGGGCATTTTGGTGGGCATTATTGCCCCCATTCCACGAGACGCTCTCATATCATTCTGCCTTTCGTCTTGCCTTTAATGGCGCAACCATCTGCACGCTTTGAGGCTGAGGAGACTACACCGCCCTTTTTGTAAGACGGCTTCTTCATACGCCCGCCCATCATGCCTTTTTCCAAGTCGCCACCACCATAACCGCCACCGCCTTTAGGCATATTCAAGATTTCTTTCATCTTGGCTAGTTCAGCATTTGCTATTAACGGGCTCTTTGGTTGGCGTTGATCCTTGAAGTAATTCCCTTCGGCAGCACGTGCCTTGGCTTTGTCGACCTTCTCTTGGTCAACTACCTTTGGCTTAGCCTTATCGTCGGGGAATAACTCAAACTGATCCATTTAGCAAGCGCCGCCTTTGTTCATCTTTTTAGTCATGCCGCCACCACACATAGTAACCATCTTGCCTTTGGTGTGACCTTTCATTACGCAGCCATCAGCACGGGTTACTCCGCCCTTAGCCATTTTGTGCATACGCTTCTCATGACCTTTGACAGCAGCCGCAGCTACTTTTTTCATCATAGGTTTGTCTTTTGCGATATCTGAGTGTTTCATGCTAGCCCTTTCTGAATAAGCAAATCAATTTTGCCTTCAAGTTTGTTAAACCTTGCGTCAATGTGTTCCATAACTTTGTCAATTTCTGCTTGAGTGACGTTATCACGAGCCACCTCCTCACGAGTTTTATTTACTAAAATGCTAATGCGCTGAAGCTCAGCCGCTTTTTCCTTAGCCCAAAATCCTACGACACCCATAACGATAGATAACCCTATATTCCAAAACCATAAATAAACGCTGTCGCTCATACCATCCGACCTTTGGTTTTACCTTTGATGGCGCAGCCGTCGGCACGTTTGGAAGCGGAAGATACTTTGCCGCCTTTTTTCATCGTTGGTATTCCACCCATTGGTTTTGGGCCACCTGTCATTGGTGCTGGGCCTGGAGGTCTCATTCCTGATATTCCACCCATTGGCTTAGGAGTTATTGGTGTTGCTGGAGCGCCAGTAACTGTAGGTTTTACTCCTGCCATAGGCATTGGCGCTGGACCCATTGGTCTGATTCCTGGTCTTACAGGGGCTGCTGGCATTGGTGTTGGTCTTACTCCCGGTGCGAATCTCATATCATCTTTCCTTTAGTCTTACCCCTAACTTCGCAGCCACCGCCTCGTACAGACCCGCCCTCTTTGCAGTTCCAAGCCCGTAAAGACTTATTGATGCGGCTGTTGGGGTCGTTAGCGGTTTTAGCGCTAGTCAGCTTTTTCTTCATGCCTTTCATGCGGGCACAGAAAGAATCCCGACGTGGTCCGCCTTCTGGTTGAGGAGCCTTTAGCCCCGGTTTCCCGGGGTTAGCAGCATTGTAAGAAGCCCTGCCCTTGGCGTTTAAGCCGCCGGATTCGGACTTACCTTCCTTGCGTTGCCATGCAGGAGTCTTAGCCATAGAACACCGTCGCAGATACGTTAGCTGGAACGCCTACATAAATACCGTTATTAGCCAAAATACCTTCGCCGGGAATAATGACGTTAAACGCCGTAGCATTAAAACAGTCAACTTCCATAAGCACATCGCTGTACACAGAAACGTTCCCACTAGTAGTTAGTGAGGCGGTTGTTACAGTAAAACTATTTGCTGTGGCATTGGCAACGGTATATACGTTGTCTACCGCTGTTCCGGAAGTAAAGTCTGCCCAGATTCTTGCTCCATTGGCTAAGCCATGGGCAGTAATCGTTATTGTGCAAACAGTGCTGCCGGGGATGTTATACGTTCCGTTTTGAGCAACGTTATTTGCAAAAATAGCGTTCTTAGCCGCGGACGTGCTAGGGGACATAACCGCCCCCTTTAGGCGAGTTCTTTCTGAATACGCTACTCCGGCAGTTGTCAGATGTTCTGACTTTACGTCATATTGCATGCCCATAAGAGCCTCCTATTAGACGTTTTCTTGGCCTAAGTATGGGTCAGCTACGTAGTAGATGATTGTTCCGCTAATAACTGTACCGTTTGCAGGCGCATTTGCACCAGCGCCAGCGGTGATATACACACGCTCAGTAGCAGACATAACAGTGCCAATACCTACGTTAGTCGCAGAACCAACAGTAGTAGCAGAAGCCACGTTAGCGTTACCTTCGTTAATCAAGCCAGCGCCAGAAGTAGTGCCAGTTGAATAAAGGGTAAAGCCCATGTCAAAAGTCTTAGTGGCTGCAGCATTAGCTGTAGAGACCAAAACATCAGTAATGATTGCGCCTGCTGGAAGAATCACAGGAACGGTTGAACCGGCTGCAATAACTGCTTGAGTTGTTGAGGCTGCTGCTAAGTTAGCAACGTGAAACTGGGCTGCCATAACGCCAGAGCCAGCATAAGCAATGCGAGCTTGGTCGCCGCCGCCAGAACGCCAAATTGATTGGGTAGTAGAGACTGCCATAATAAATTGTCCTTCGTACAAAGATCAGCTTGTCAGTTGTGTACGCATCTGTCCGGAATCAGTCTGACAAACCGGTTTATCCGGTATAAACGAATCTTACTCCATACAACATAAAAAGCAAGCGTTAGGCTGAAAATTTGGTAGTTACTTCTCGCGGTTATGAAAGCAGAAAAATGCACCGCTTACTACGTCCTTTTGTGTCTGCTTAACCAGCCCAACAAAAAGGGGGCACTTAGCCCCCTGTACAACTTAAGCTCCGGGTGAACCGAACATACCGAGAGGATCGGACCAGCCGAACGAATAACGCTCACGAGCCTTATAACGTACGTTACCGGTGTCGAAATCACCATCCATCGAGTTGCTTAAAGGCATACGCTCAAAGTGCTTCATGCCGTTAGGAACGTCGGTGGTCAAGAACCATGCATTTGGATCAGTCAGATAGTGGTTAATTGCGTAACCTTCTGGGATTGAACCATTGTTCTTCAATGCGTTGATGTCGTTGTCGTTGGTACCAACACGGAGGTTAGTCTCAAGTAAACGGGTTGCAACGAACTGTAACTGTGGAGGAATAATCAACTTACGTGGCATTGCTGCGATGAGCAAGCCGCGCTCGTCTGTCCACAAGCTGATTTGAATAACTGCGTTTTCCAACGAAGTTTCGTTCAAGTCTGCGCCAGTGGTAGGACGGTTGCTGTTAACACCACCAGAAACCAAAGGATGCGAAGTAGAGAACAGAGGTACACCGTCGCCGCCGTAATACTGGCTGGAGTTGGTAAAGCCGTTGTTCAATACAGAAGCAGCTTTAACTTGCTTGGTATAAGCCATGGCACGAGCCAATGCTTTGGTATAACGACCAGATAGGCTGTCATACAAGTTATCTTCAATCGCCTCTTCAGTGATTGAGAAACCCAAAGCGATGGTTTCATGGTTATATCGCGCTGTAAATGCTTCTTGCGCGTTGTCATAAGCAATTGCACTACCCTCGTTCTTCACGGGAGCGGCACTAAAGCCGGACAGCTTGGTTTCTTCTTCGAAGCTACGCTCTGATTTCTCAGTTTCGTAGATCTCTTTGTGCTCTTCGCCGTAACGCTTGTACTCTAAACCGAACAAAGCGTTCAAACCTGGGAGCAACTCTTTCAATAGTTGTGCGCGTGAAATAGCCATTATTTAGCTCCTTAAGCGGCGTAATCAATACCCGTTGCACGGAGTATTTGTGGGTTGTTGATCTTCACTACTACTTCAGTGAAGGCATTTGCACCAGTTGCGGTCTCAGGAACTACAGCTACGCAACGTACAGGCAGTGTTGCCGCGTTACCTTCGTTATCGGTAGGAACAAGAACACCGGCACCAGAATCACCAGTAATGTTATTACCAGTACCTTGGTCGATTGCCATGTTAATACCTACAACGCTTTGGTTAACAGTGGTTACAACGCTGTTTGCATATACAACAGCTACTTTAAAAGCAGCCATTGGGTCATCTACCACGTAAGCGATAGCAGAAGAAGCAGCAGCATTACCGGGGTAGTACTGAGCTTGAACTGTTTGACCTTGTGCGTTTACGTACTGAACACCAACTAATACACCATAAGTGTAGTTAGCTGCTGAACCAGTAGAGTTGTCTGTAACACCTGATTTTGCAATAGTGCCACCATCGACTACGGTTACGATATCCCCGTTATAAATCGCAGTGTTATAAGTACTTGCGATTGGCAATTGACGGGTTGCACCAGCGT